ATGGAAAGTGCTTCACAATACAAACGGTACACGCTCAATCGTTAAAAACAACTCTGGCACATGGCAGATCAATACCAATGCCACCTACGGATCAGAAACTTGGGCAAATGCTACTACTAACACTGAACTGGCTGCTCTCCAACAGGCTTTAGCCACGGCAAATAATCGCATGGACAAGACTCAATTAGACGCAGTGGCAGACGCCAATCAGATAGCTCTTGGTGATACACTTGACCTGATGATTGCCCCTTATATCACCAGTGGGACACCCCCTCTGAGTGATGGCGTAACAATAAATTACGATGGGAGCGCATTAAATCGACAAGCAATTAACGGCACTGATTATCAAGCAGAATTTCCATCTGCAACAAGCGTAAAAATAAAGTCACTTGCTGCACAAAATCTCAAAGTGAGAGTGCTGTAAGTGTTAGGATTTAACCCACTAGCATCTAGTCCAATAGGGGCAGCAGGGGTTGCACAAGCAGACCAGAACATAACTACTGGTGTGCCTGAGCTTGGCAGTCCAGTTATAACTGTAAACAACGTCATACTGGCTACAGGTATCACTACTGCTCCAGCTACCGTAGGTTCCCCTAGCTCTCTTGAACAAGATCAAATTCTAAGCCCAAGCACTCTAAATACCCCTAGTGTTGTTGTTGATAACGTAACTATTACTCAGGCTCAGGTGTTGGGCGCGACAGGGTTTTCTACTGGTAGTCCAATTGTAGCTACTCCTAGCATATCTATAAACTATTTGTTAAGTAGTACTGACATAGAAACCAGCAGTCCAACTCTAGGCACTTCTGTCTTAGTTCAGAATGTGGCCTTAACTGCTTCTAGTATAGAGACACCTACTTCACAGGTTNCTTCCTCNACTATATCTCAGTTACATAACTTAAGGTCAACAGGTATTACTACTGCCCCAGCTATCGTAGGTAATGTAGGCCAAGCAATAGATATAAGTCTTAGTACCGAAAACTCTGCTGTCTTAGTAGACACTTCAAACATTCTCTAACTTAGGTTTATCTAATGGCATTTGTAATTAAACAGAATGATACTTCACCAGCAGTACAAGCGTCTTTAAAGGTTGCTAATGGTAATGCTGTAAATTTAAGTGGGGCAACTGTTAAGTTTCTTATGAAGTCTTTAGATGGGGTGCTTAAAGTAAATACTAACATGACTGTTTCTAATGCTGGTGCTGGTACAGTTAATTACAACTGGCAGACAGGTGACACAGACACTGCTGGTTCTTACTTTGTTGAGTTTCAAGTTACCTTTGCTGATGGTACTATAGAAACTTTTCCTAACTCTAAGAACCTAAACATATCAATTACGCCAGACTTAGGATAATAGACATGGAAGATGGTTACTACGTAGACAAAGCAGACAAACCACTTAACAAACCTTTTAGGCTACCTGCTGGTTCTTCTAAGAAGTTTGGTGTTTATGTAAAAGATGGAGATAAAACCAAGAAAGTTACTTTTGGTGATCCTAATATGGAAATCCGTAGGGATAATCCTAAAGCTAGAGCTAACTTTCGCTCTCGTCATTCCTGTGATACAGCAACAGATAAGACTTCCGCTAGATATTGGTCTTGTCGTATGTGGTCATCAGGATCAGTGTCTAGCATCACAAAAGAGGAAGAAGACTTTAAGCCTCACATGATGTATGACCCCAAGACAGGTAAAGGAATAATGGCAAATACATACCAAGAGCACCTAGACATGAAAGACAAAGAGTTTACCCACGATAAACCAACAATACAGAAAAGTTTAGAGGGACTTATTTTAAAGTCTGACGAAGAACAACGTCTAGTATATGGCTGGGCTTCAGTAGTTACTGAAAAGGGTGAACCAGTAGTTGATCGTCAAGGTGACGTAATAGAACCTGACACGTTAGTAAAAGCCGTGAATAACTTCATGGAGCATGTACGTGTGGGTAAGCAGATGCATACAGGGGAACAAATTGGAGCAGTTATTCACTCCATGCCTGTCACTAAAGAGATTGGTGATTCCCTTGGCATACAGAGTGACCGTGAAGGGTGGATCGTAGCTTTTAAAGTGTACGACGATGAAGTCTGGAACAAAGTCAAATCTGGAGAACTTGCGGCCTTCTCTATAGGTGGTCGTGCAATCAAGGAGGACATTTAGTGCCTAACCTTTTAAAACAGCTTGAATTGGATGAGTTGTCTTTGGTGGATCGCCCAGCGAACGCACAGGCAATGGTTTCCTTGTACAAGCGTGACCCTTCCAATGGAGAACCTATGGAAAATGATATAGAAAAGATGTCAGATGACATGAAAGCTAAACTTAAACCATACATGGATAAAGGTATGTCTGAAGAAGATGCCATGAAAATGTATGAGCAAGACATGAGGAAAGCTGATGAAGCAACTGAAGACGAGCTTACATTAGAGAAACTAGAGGCTGAAAATCAACTTCTACGTAAAGCCCTAATTGAGAATGACTTCGTTATTCGTGCTGACTCAATAGAGAAAAAAGTTGAGCCTGAGTATGTTGAGTATGATGGTGAGCAGATCAATAAAGCTGACATTCCAGCACCTATCCTAAAAGCTTTGGAAGCAGCGGATATTGCTAAGGCAGAAGCTGAACTGACCAAAAAGGCAGAAGAAGCTCTACCTAACTTTAATATCGAAGTAGCTAAAACCTTAGTGTCTAAGTTTGATGGAGAAGAAACAATTATGGAAGCTCTGAAGGCTGCTGATGCAGTGTTCGCAGAATCTATGCAAGAATTTGGTAAATCAGATGCTAACGGCGATTTCGCTACAGCCTCAGATAAACTAGATGTTATGGTAAAGTCCTACATGGACGAAAACAAAATGAAGAAGAGCCAGTATGCCGTTGCTTATGCAGCCGTTGCTAAGACCGACGAAGGAAAAGCTCTTATAACTAAATCCTATAAAGGGGAATAAAAATGGCTGTTATGGAATCTCGTGACAATCGGACGTTTACTGCTGGGGCTGATCTTTCGACACACCAGTTAAAATTTGTAAAAGGTGGCCCTGCTGCTGCCGTACTCTGTGGAGCTTCTGAAGTTGCTTCTGGAGTACTACTAAACGACCCTGCTAACGCTGGTGCTGCCACTGTTTGTGTTGGTGGTAAAGTACTTGTTAAAGCTGGGGGAGCTATCGCTGCTGGCGCACTCGTAGCCTCAGATGCTAATGGTTTAGCAGTAACTCATGTTGCTGGAGCAGGTAAATATGAAATGGGCTATGCTTATGAAGCTGGCGTAAACGGGCAGACTATTGCAATCGAATTTATCGGCGGCGGTAACCTCCACTAATTTGGGATAGAAAGGAATAAACTATGCCACTATTAACACCATCACAGGTTCACATTGATGCCCCGTTGAGTAACCTCACGCTTGCTTATGTGCAATCTTCAGAAAACTTTATTGCTGACAAGGTCTTCCCCGTAGTGGGCGTACAACGTCAGTCAGATAAGTACTACCTATATGATCGTGCAAACATGAACCGTACAGGGGATGTCAAGGCACTTGCCCCTCGTACAGAAGTAAATCGTATAGGCATGTCAATCTCTAACTCATCTTACTTTGCTGATGTGTTTGGTCTAGGAATGGACTTTGACGAACAGACTATGGCTAACGAAGATGCCATGCTAGAAATGCGTCAAGCTGGTGCTGAAACACTTGCTATGCGCCTTATGATCCACCGTGAAGAGCAGTTCGCAACTGAGTTCTTTGCCGCTGGTAAATGGGGTATTGACCGTTCTGGAGTAGCTGGTGTGCCAACTGCTGTTCAGTTCCGTCAGTGGAATGACTACACTAACTCCACACCTATTGTAAACATAACTAACTTTAGCCGTGAAATGCAGCTTAAGTCAGGTGGTTTTAAGCCAAATACTATGATTGTCGGAAAAGAGGTTCGTGATCAGCTTATAAACAACCCAGACATTTTAGCTCGTTTAAATGGTGGTTCTACTGTAAATAACCCAGCTTTGGTTATCAACTCTAAACTAGCTGAAATCTTTGAGGTAGAAAACTTCTTTGTCATGGAAGCAGTCAAGAACAGTTCTGCTGAAGGTGTTGCAGAATCTAATGCCTTTATCGGTGGTAAGTCTGCTCTGCTGACATACACACCATCTAATGCTGGACTTATGACCCCAGCAGCAGGTCTGACTTTTGCTTGGAATAACATTCCATCAGCAAACAACTTAGGTATCACCGTTGAGTCTTTCTCAGATGATGCCCTCAAGCGTCAGCAAGTTGCTGAACACATCCAAGTTAAAATGGCTTACGACATGAAAGTTGTCGGAGCAGACTTAGGATTGTTTATGCCTACAGCAGTAGCTTAATTTCCACTGGTGGGGGCTGTAGTGGCCCTCACTACTCTTATCCCGATGGAGACTGTTATGACCCAACACAGACAAATACCCTTTCAGTACGACAGACCCTTGTTTGTTAAGGTTCCGTTTACTTCCGCTGGAAGACAACTAGAAATTCAGCAAGAGTTTAAGTGGAGAGAACAAAGCTCCCCTATAGAAAAGGTGGAGTTTCTGTACATTCAAGGTTACTTATACCACAACGCAGAACTAGAAAAGACTGCTAAGGTTGGAGATGGTTTAGAAGTACTTGACCTCAGTGGTTTACATTCTCTAGTGCAGACTATAAATCAAAAAGTCAAAAGTGCGACTAACAGCATTACAGATTTCGACAAACAGAAGTGTAAGAAATCTCAAGTAATAGATAAACAACGTGGGCTTATTCGTAGCTGGCGTAGGAATTACGGTCAAATGGAGACTATTTAAATATGGCTTGGAGTTATGACGAAAGTGATCTAGGTACAACGACAGTTTCTAACCGTCTTAACTCTGTACGTCTGCTTCTTGGTGATACTGACACTACAGACCAACAAGTACAGAATGAAGAAATAGTATTTGCTCTAGGACAAACTAGTAACAATATATATCTTTCTGCTGCATGGGCAGCAAGAGTTGTAGCCGCCAAGTATTCCAGACAAGTTACTACTAACCTTAGTGGGGCTTTGAGTGCTGATTACTCTGATTTAGCTTCACAATACTCATCTCTAGCTGACAGTCTTGAGTATCAAGGTAAGAAGGCTGGTGCTGTTTTAGGAATAAAAGCTGGCGGTATAACTAAATCAGGTGTTGATGCTGTTAGACTAGATACTAATAGAATTAAACCTTCTTTTAGAAGAGATAAGTTTCATAACCCACCTAGTTATAGTGGTAATGAGTACGAAAACTAAGGAGATTCTTAATGGCTACTTTCAGAGCTTATGATCTCCTTAAGTTGGTTAAAGATCATGGCGTTTCACTAAAGCTACGTAAGAAGACTTCTGCTGGTACATATGACCCAAACACAGGTTCTGTCACAGGTTCCTCAACCACTGACTATACTGTAACTGGATACTTCTTTAACTTCTCAACTGGATTACCTACTGGTGATGAAATTAGAAGAGGAACTAGACGTTGTGTACTTCCAGCGTTAGGGCTAACAGTTGAACCAGATGATGAAGACTTAATTGTTGGTTTAGGTGACACTGTTTCTATCGTAGGGGTAAACACTATATACTCTGGAAGTTCTGTAATGTGTTATATCTGTGAGGTTGTAGAATGAGTATCCAAAGTACTTTTGCAGGTATCAAGAACGACTTATACAATGCAGTTGAGGGTGAGATAGAAGATAGACTAGAAGATATGGCTGACTATGCAGTTCGTATATCCCCTGTAGATACTGGAGCATATGTAAACTCCTTTTCCATCAAGAGGGCAGGTCAAGGTGGTGGGCGTATGAAAACTTCTGAAGGAAAGCCACAGAACCAAAGCCCAGAAGCTGTACGCGAGGATAGTTATAATAATCTTCTTGGGGATATTCAAACACTAAACATTTCAGATATGGTTGAGAAAGGTGACACAAGGTTTACTCTTAGGAACCGCGCCCCTCATGCTATAGACGTAGAGAATGGTGGACCTAATTGGAGAACAAGTGGTTATCATGTCTTCTCTAGGATAAGGAATAAGTTTGGATGAGCATCTATAGCCACATACGTGCTGCCTTAGAAAAGAAACTTTCNACTACCGCTAACCTTCCTTCTATTGCTTATGAGAACGTCCTATTTGATCCTACAACTGGTATAAGCTTCCTTAAGGTAGCCTTTGTGCCAGTTTCCCGTAAACCTGCTGTAAGAGGCTTAAATCCACAACAGAGGTACGATGGAATATTTAGAGTATTCTGTTATACCCCAGAGGGTAGTGGACCAGCAGCAGCAGACACCCTAGCTAAGACAGTAATAGACGCTTTCGATGCCACGACAGATATATCTTTTACACCTGCTGGTGGTACACAAATAATCGTTTCTGTAGACTATGCAGAACGAGATAATGGTTTTGTAGATTCACCTTGGTACTACGTTTCAGTAGACATAGGTTGGTATATCTACTCTCAATAAAAGGAAACAATAATGCACATTGCAAAATCTAACTTTGCTTACGTAGGTAGAACTTATCATGTAGGTGATACCATCCCCGATGAAATCGCTAAAGAGCTACCAGAACATCTTTTAAAAGCTCCTGATGCTAAAACTGCAACTAAAAAAACTGACACTCTTGAAGGAGACAAATAATGGCATTCGCACAAGGTAGCCGTTCAAGTCTTGCGTTTATTGCTGAATCTACATTCGGTACTACTCCAAGCTCACCAACATTCGCCAAACTCCCTATCAACTCACACTCTTTGGACCTAACTAAAGATCGTGTTGAAGGAAACGAAATTCAAGCTGACCGTATGCCAAGAGTTGACCGTCATGGCAACAAACAAGCTGGCGGCTCTATTGAGGCTGATCTGCGTAAGGGTGACTTCGATGCGCTCTTTGAGAGTGCCTTTCAATCAGCTTATGCTACTAACACCCTTAAGGTAGGCACTACACCTAAATTCTTTACGATGGAAGATGCAGCTAATGACATTGCTCAGTTCCGTCTGTTTAAAGGTATGGGCGTATCAACTATGTCTGTTTCGATTGCACCTAACCAAATGGTTACTGGCTCGTTTGAGATGGTAGGTAAGAGCATGACACAGGCAGCAACCACAGGTTCTACTGGTGGTGCGCCAACAGCATCCTCTGCTAATCAACCTTTTGATAGTTACTCAGGTAGTATATTAGATGGTGGTTCAAGTATTGCTATAGTTACATCTATTGACTTTAGTATAACTAACTCACTTGCCCCTACGTTTGTAGTTGGTTCAGATTCTGCTCAACAGTTAGAAATTGGTCGTGCAGTAGTTGAAGGTACTATGACAGTATACTATCAAGACGCTACACTTATTAACAGGTTCTTGAATGAGACTGCATCAGCTATTACAGTATCTATAAATGATCCTACAGGTTCTAATGCCTACACATTCACATTCCCAAATGTCAAGTACAATGGTGCTTCTGTCCCACTTCAGAACCCACAGTCACGTTTGATCACAATGCCATTCGTATCATTATATGATGCAACTCTGAACACAAACTTACAACTTGTACGCTCTTAGTAATTCCTAGCTAGGATGGGGAGGCATTAGTGTCGGGTCTAGTGCTTCCCCACTTTAAATCAACCCGACAAACCCCGACACTCATCATAGAAAAGGAAACCCGATATGGACCTGATGAACATTGGTACTACTAAAGAAACTACTGACGTAATTCTGTACAACCCAGTTAATTCTGAAATCCTCACAAACGAAGATGGGTCAGAGATGACTATAACCGTACATGGGCCTTACTCAAAGAAGTACAAGGTTATTTCCCATGCTCAACAAAATAGAAGGTTGATGAAGGCTCAACGTACTGGTGGTAAGTTAAACCTTACTGCTGAAGAGATTGAAGCATCAGCATTAGACCTCTTAGTTAAGTGTGTAGACGGTTGGAATATTACTCTTGGTGGTAAGAAGCCTGACTGTAAAGAAGCTAAAGTCAGAGAAGTCTTCGATACCCTACCTTGGGTACGTGAGCAGGTAGACGCTGCTCTTGGAGATGCTCAGGCTTTTTTGGACAAGTCAGAGGCGAGTTAGAAGAGTACGCTGAGTACTCCTTTAAGATGGGTCGTAAAGTTCAAGGTAAGACAACTGAACAAGATCATCTCGCCCAAGTAGCAAAACAGTTAGGAAAGACCTTAAGTGATATTGAAGAATCTAATTCACAGGCACTCTTTCCTGACGTTGCAGCACATTTATGGGCCACCTTCCTTGAGTTACACGATGGTAGAACTTATGGGATGAGTGGCCCTAATCCTATCTCATACGATATAATATCTGGTTGGTCTACTATAACTGGTGTTGATTTATCACCGTGGGAACTAAGCACTATAAAGTCTCTGGATAATCTCTGGATTAAGAACGTAAGTGAGGAAAGTAGCTAATGGCTGATCTTAATCAAGTTGAACTGAAGTTAGTGGTCAAAGAAAAGGGGCTTAAAGAGTCTATCACTGCTGTTAGTAAACTTGAAAGAGATATTATAAAGGCTACTAAAGCTTTTAATAGTGCTAAAATATCACAAGATAGGTACAATAAAATCCTCTTAGCAGCTAAGAGAGAGTATCAAGCTCTTGGTGTATCTAGTCAAAAAGCTACTGCTGAAATAAGAAGGTTTGCTGCTGCCCAACTACAAGCAATGGGAAATGTTAATAATACTACAAGTGCTATAAACAAACAAACCGCTGCTCAGATGACAGCTACCAAAGCTAATAATAGGATGGGTGTAGTAACTCAGCAAGCTGGTTATCAAGTTGGTGACTTCCTAGTTCAAGTGCAGTCTGGAACTAATGTGATGGTTGCATTTGGTCAGCAAGCCACTCAACTAGTAGGTGTACTACCTCTTGTAGCTACGCAACTTGGCCTGACTGCAAACAGAGCTATAGCTATAGCCGCAGGTCTAGGTATAATAATTCCCCTTTTAACTGCTTTTGGGGCTTATTGGTTAAGATCAAGAGAAGCTAATGAGGCTGCTAATGATACTTTAAAGGATACTGACGAAATTATTAGAGACTTAAATATTGCTATTAAATCCGCTGACAAAGAATTAAGGCTCTTACATTCTACTTTTACAAAAATTACAGAGTTAGTGGTAGTAGATAAAATTTCTGAGCTTCAAGAAGAACTCAAGATTTTAGAAACCGAGCTTCCCAAAATAATAAATAAGTTTAGTGAAATTTTTAATGTTAATGGTGAGATAGCCGAACTTAATGCTAAGACAGTTTCTGACACTATCCAAGCTAGAAAAGAAGAGATTGAGATATTAAAAACGACTTTAGCTAAGTTAATTGCTAAAGAAAATCTACTGGAAATAGAAAAAAGTTATAAAGAACTTTTAGAAGAAATTAATAATATAGAATCAGATACCACAGAAAAAAATATAGAGTTAAACTCTTCGTTAAGGGAAAGGCAACAGCTTGCCAAAGCTTTCCTTGCTGGCGGCGAAGAAGCAGTAAAAAAAGAAGAACAGTTAATAGAAAATACTAAGTTAGTAACCGAGCTTCTTAGTGAAAAGTATGACTTTTCTCAAGCTCAAATAGGGGCAATTCTTAAGCAGGTTAAAGTTACTCAAGACTTAGAGGAAGAAGTAACCAAAGTTGTAAACCAATTACAATTAGCAAAGGAAGCGCAAGAACTATTTTTTGAGAATGTTGAAAAGTCTACAGAAGCAGAGAAAGAAAGGTCTGAAATCGTTGACGGTATTCTTCAGTCTATTGAAGATGAAAATAATTTAATGCAAGCTCAAATAAAACTGAACAAGTTTACAATTGCGTTTGGTAAAGATTCTGTAGCATTTAAAACACTGGAAAAAAAACAAGCAAGAGAAGCCTACAAAAACGAACTTCAGCGGAATGGTATACTAGGTAACAACTTAGTTTTACTTATGAAAGCCCATGATCTTATTTCTGATCAATTAGATGATATAAAGGATATTAACGAAGAAGAGAAAGAATTAGAAGAAACTACAAAAAAAATAGCAAGAGAGACTAGGAAAGTATCTATAGCTGTAGAAGCTATTGGAAAAGCATATGAATCAGCATTAGGAAGACTTAATTCTTTTGGGGATAGTGTCTCAGAGAGACTTGCAAAAATAACTGCTTCAAACAAGGCTATTAAATCTGGATTAGATGGGCAGATAGCTGGAGAAATAGCTCTTTTAAAGGTTAGAAGAGACTCCTTAGCTGTTGAAATTGAAGCTAATGACCCAGAACAAAGAGAGGCAAAAATAAAAGAAATAGACAATATAACCAAATTAATAACAGCTACAGAAGAGCAGTTAATACTAGGAAAAAAATTAACTGACTCTACAAAAGCCTATGCAAAAGCGTCGGATGATGCTAAAAGGGAAGCAGAAAGATTAGCGCAAGAGCTACAAGGTCCAGTAGTAGGTGCTATAGGTAGTGTCTCTAATGCCTTTGGGGACTTTATAGCTAGGGGTCTGACAGACTTTAAAGGTTTTGTAGATCAAATTCTATTCTCCTTTACTAGTATGATAGCACAAATGATTGCTACAGCAGCCAGAAACAAAATCTTACTTAGCATGGGGTTTGGTGGTGCAGGTGCAGCAGGTGTTACATCAGCCTTTGCTGGTCCTATGGGCAGTTCTATAGGGGCGTTTGGTGCTGGTGCGGCTGCTGGTACAGGATTTTTAGGTGGTGCTGGTGCCGCACTTTCTGGTGGTATGGGGAATATCTTTAATATAGGTGGTAATGCTGCTGCTGCTGGTGGTACTATGGCAGCAACAATAGGTGCTGCTATAGTGCCTATACTAGCTGTAGCTGCTGTAATAGGTTTACTTACTAAGAGGACTAAGACGTTAGACTCAGGGTTAAGAGTAACAGCAGATGGTATGGATACTTTAGTAGAGTCTTTTGCAAGAACACAAGACTCTAGGTTGTTTGGTCTACTTAAGAGTAAGCCTAAGACTAGGTACTCTGCTGCTGGTTCTGATGTATCTGACCCCCTTACTGGTTCTGTAGCCGCAATGCAACAGTCAGCTATAGCTGCTGCTGAAGTATTAGGATATACCTCTGCTGCATTTGAGGACTTCTCCTACCAGTTTAAAGTATCACTTAAGGGGCTGACTGAAGAAGAAGCTGCTCAAAAAGTAACTGAAGAATTAGTTAAGATGGGTGATGCTTTTGCTGCTCTTATACCATCTTTTACTAGCCTAAACGAATTACTTGCTACTGCCCAACAGAGGTTTGACCTACAGACTAGGTTATACGCATTGTTAGGTGATCAAGAAGAGCTTCTACTTAGACAGAGGAATGCTGAAAGAGCAGCTACACATGAGTTAAATCAAGACTTGCTAGAAGCAATTTACACTCTTGAAGACGCTCAAATTGCCTTTAATAAAGCAGATGATGCACTAAAAAAAGCTAACGCTTCTGTCGAGGAATATACAAGAACTTTAGAACAGTCTGAAACCACATTAAATAGCCTCTTTGATAGTATCAAGAGATTGATGAAACAGCAGATGGATGAAGCTAACAGAGCTATTGAAACTGCTTTATCTAACCTAAGATCGGCTATGAAAGCACAGTTGGATGAAGCTCAAGGTGACGTTGCAACTGCACTAAGTAATCTAAAATCAGCTTTAGGAAGACAACTAAGTGAGGCTGAAGCTGGTGTAGCTGCCGCTGAAGGAGCTTTAGGAAGAGCAGTGTCAGCTAGGGTAAGTACAATCACAGAGTTGTTTGATGGGATACTTGTAGGTCTTGAGGATAAATTACAAGTGGCTAATACTACCCTAGATGCTTCTAGGGGCGTCTTTAATTTACTAGATGCAGCAGTAAGGGGCCGTAGCCTTATCTCTGAAACCTCTCAGTTTGCTAGTAGGCAACAAGCTAAAGGTTATATATCGGGTGGTGGTACTGACTTAGACATGTTATCAGGTGCATTAGGTACTCTTGGTGAACCTAGTGAAAAATTCTTTAGTTCTTTTACTGACTACGCAAGAGACTTTGCTGACACAACAAACATAATAAAACAGGGTAGAGATGCTGCTGAGTTACAACTAACAGCAGACGAGCAAGCTGTACAACTACTTGAGAAACAGGTAGAAGACAACATGGCCCAAAGAGATTTACAAATAGAACAAACTAATGCCATATTAAAAACAGAAGAAATCATACTTTCTATTGGTGATGCTCAAACAGAGTTACTGGCTGCACAAACAACTTATGATCAGGCTCTTAAAGCTAATGAAGATTTACAGGAAACTATTATAACCGTTTCTGACGCAACAGATGAGTTAATAAAAGCACAGGCTACTTTAAAAGAAGTCCAAGCTAATCACGATGCTGCTTATGCAAAATACGAAGATTTAGAGGTAATAGAACAAGGTATATTAGAGGCAACGACCTCTCTTGATGAAGCATTGCAACACAAAACAGAAGTTGAATCCTTCCAACAAGCTCTTATAGATAAATATCCAGTTCTTAATACAACTATAGAAACTGTGGGTAGTCAAATTACTGCTGCGGTTAATGGTATTGCTGCTGCACAACAAGCTGTAGCTTCCGCAACTGCTTCACTTGCATCTGCCCAAGCAGCTCAAGCTTCTGCTCAAGCAGCCCAAGCTGCTGCCACGCAAGACTTAGCTAATGCCCAAGCTGCTGCTAATGCTGCTGTTAAAGCTGATCCAGTTATTCCTGTAGTAGATGAAGTTGTAGACGAAGGCTTAAAAATAGTTGAAACCGTAGCTAATACAACCAAAGCTGGTGGGTTCTTAGGGTTAGGTAGAACTGACATAGCTTCTTACGTTGTTTTATCAGATGGTCAAAAAGTTTATTCAGACACTGGTTCTGCTTTAAACACCTCAGAAGAAGTTGCTCAGGCTACAGCAAGGGCAGAAGAAATTATAGCTAATAGTAAGAAGTATGCTAAGGGTGGTTATCACTCTGGTGGTCTTCGTATGGTTGGTGAGAGTGGACCTGAGCTAGAGGCAACTGGCCCATCAAGGATTTATAGTAACAAAGACACAATAAGTATGTTGAGTGGTGGTAATGGTGATCTAGTTTCTGAGATACGCGGTCTAAGATCAGAAGTTTCAGACTTAAAACGACTGCAAACAGTTAATGGTAAATACGTTAAACGTGATTATGATATTCAACGTAAGTGGGATAACGATGGTCTGCCAGCTACAAGGACATAAGTATGCAGCTAATTAAGCCAGTAACTGTAACAAACAGTATACTCACTGCTAGTAATGTAGCTGAAGCTGATTACGCTGCGTGGTCTTCTTCTAGTACTTACGCTGATGGTGATAAAGTCATTGTCGTTGGTACTACTCATAAAGTTTATGAAAGCTTGGTTAATGGAAACAATAACAATAACCCAGTAACTGATGA